CAGCCACTTTGCGGCATAATCCTCAATCTCATGCCCGAACTGAAAGATGCGCAGTGTCTTGGCGCTAAACGCTTTGTCAGGGTCTATTGGGTAGTTGAGGTATCTGTATTGTATTTTGCGCGAGCATTCATCGCCAATACTGGATGCGCCGATATATTTTCTGCGCTCTCTTTTTGTTTCGTTAGAAACGATAGCCTTGTCCACGGCCTCTTTGATGCTTTCTGCTACATGATCCACCCTAGAATGGGATTGAAGTAGAGGGCCAAGTGCCTGTTGACTTAAAGTAAGTGTCTTCGAGGGTTCCAATTTCAATCTCCGCTGCTAGTTTTTGTGATTCTTGTATTCCAAATATCAATGTCTGGACTTGTTGTTCGGTGAGGTCACAAAACCTTTTATCCCACCCGAACTTACCGAGTATGTGGGCCAACTCCTTCATGGGCTTTGGCGCTGTTGTTACGTCATTCAATGTATTGTCTCCTCTTCTTCTGTTGAAAATAAATCTATAACTTTATTTATCTGCTCTGGGTCAAGCTCATTATTTCTGAAGCCCAAATTGAGAACTTCTTCGCCGTGAACCATGATGCTTGCGCTTCCAAACATAACCGTATTGTCGGCCTCTTCGATCCTGTCGTTGATGATCTCATTAGCCACAGACTGAACTTCGTGCATGTCGTTGCTGTTTTTTACCCAACACACGACCTCAGATTCAGAGCTTTCCACTTTGCCCTGATCAGTCTCGACCATAAAAAGATACATCTCAAATCTTGGCATTAACTTTCCTTATTAGACAATTCGTTGCCACACGCCAAGTAACCACACCCATCAATCCAGTTATCATGATTTTTAGGATTAGATTTTATGCGAGCTATTTTTAGCATAGCCATCATAGCCCCTACGTCATGCGGCCTAATTAACGTGTCCAAATAAATTGACCAAAGATTTGCTATGGTTGTCAGGTTTGACTCCATATCACCATGCGTTGCGGCGCGGTCTTTGGTAACGTATTCTTTAGCCGTATCTAATGTTTCAGACCTTTCCATAGTCTTCTCCCGTTATCTTTTTCCAATTATCTGCGACCAGTCTATCAATTTGTGTACGATTAAAATAGTACCCTAAACAACAAGCTGCTTTGTACTTAGTCCACGAGAAATCCATCTCACTTACTTGCACGCCATTATTACGCAAAAGCTGTTTCTGCTTTAGTGTTGCCGCTTGATTTAACCACCGCTTTGATTTGTTTGCGGCAGTGCTATCTTCGATCTCTCTAAGGAAGTCATCTGCCGCTGACATGGCTTGTACCTTTTCACCGATGGAAACGATCCTAGCACGCCCATTCTGCGCCTTCACAATGGCAACCCAGTAATTTCCGACCTTGCCTACCATAGAAAAGCCATTGAAGCCTGTAGCCATCATCACAGTGCCAGTGCCATACGGGTCAATCCACATGAACGGCGACAGTTGCATGAGGTCATACTCTGTCATTACGAAGTCGATTAGCTCGCTCTTCTCGCGTAACTCGAACACATGTTCGCATATCGGACAGGTTCTCGTATTGGCTGCGACTTCGCTTTCGCACTCTGGGCACACTTTTGTTGGTGCATCACCGCCTACGTTTTTCTCTGAGCCATCTAGGTTTGCTGTTTCGTCCAGTGCGCCATGCGTAATGATGGACGTACCGAAGTCCATAACGATGCAGTCTGTTTTGATTGTGTCTGGATAAATCTCAGGATCAACGATGCGCAGTCCACGACCAATCATCTGAACCATTGTGCCTTTTTGTGAACATGGACGCGTAAGAACCACACATGCCACAGGTGGAGCGTCAAATCCTTCCGTCAGAACCATGACGTTTACCACAACTTGCAGATCACCGAACTCCAGATCGTGTAGCATTTCAGCGCGATCTTCTTTTGGAGTTTCGCCCGTTACAAAGTCAGCACGGATGCCAGCGCGTAAGAATGCTTCGCAAACATGTTCGGCATGTAGGACAGTTGAGCAAAACACGACAGTCTTTCTGTCTCCTGCTTTGGCCTTCCATTCATCCACAATGCGTTCATTGATCACACTGCGATCCATAATCGCGGCGACCTCTTCCATGTCATATTCTTTACCGCGCTTTGTGACCCTATCAAGTTGATCACCCACGCCCAAGTCAATCACATAGCTTTTGGGACGAACAAGAAAGCCCTCACGGATCAGAGTTGCTAACTCGATTTGGTGTGCGCAATTGTTAAATACTCCGCGCAATCCTTTGCCATCACCGCGATTTGGCGTAGCTGTAAAGCCCACAATCTCTGCGCGTTCGTTGTCTTTGAGAACCGCATCAATGACCTTGGTGTATGTTGGAGCCGCGGCATGGTGGCCTTCGTCAATCACAACCATGTCGAATAAGGGTCTGTCTCTAAGGTTACGGTCACGAGACATCGTTTGAACCATAGAGAATACTGCATCACCCTCCCAGTGCTTGACTGTGCCATTGACGATGCTTGTGGAGATCAAAGGGTTTACGCGCTCGAACTTCTCTTTGTTCTGGGAAACCAATTCGTCTCTGTGCTGTAGGACAAGAACGCGCTTGCCCTTTTTGTGTCGCTTGCCAACTAGCGCGGATAACATGATTGTTTTCCCTGCGCCCGTAGGTGCTACGACTAATGTGTTGTTGTGCTTGTCCAACGCTTTGCAAGCGTCAGATACAGCAACCTCTTGATAAGGTCTGAGTAACATATTTATACCTATTTGCTAGAATAGTAAGTTGGGGGGTTCGCGGCCCACGGCCCCCCTATCCGTGGTCTAGCAGGCGCGGAATGGCCCTGCCGCTAGATTATTTCTGCGCCCAAGAAGGAACTGCACCGCTTGATTGTGCAGTAGCTTGTGGTGCGGCGACACTTGATGCAGCGGATGTTTGCTGCATTGGGATGCTACCTTGAGGCAGAAAATCATTACTGTTCGGCGTGATTGCGGCTAACAACTGGTTGCTGTCTTTATAGCCGTTCGTGCCTTTCTTGATACCCACTTTGGCACAAATCTCCATTCCACTCAAGTCCATCATACCGCTGATGTTACGGTTTTGCTGTGCTTGTGGCGTCATGTCGGCAGGATCAATCCCGCGTGCGCTTTCTACAATCGACTTGAGCGTGCGTAGCCCAATCTCTTTTGCAAGAGGCATACCGCTTTGACCTAGCTTGTCACCATCGACAAATACGCTGTGCCAGAACTTGCGGCGATCATACTCGCCACCGATGATTGTGAACTCAAGGTTCATCCACTTAGCCGATGTGCTTTGTGATTTCTTGAACCATGCGCCCTGACCGAACTCAGGGATTTCAATGTCACCCATTTGAACAAGGATCACGGCACGAACGACTGTTCCGTTCGGGATTAGTGTGAACTCTTGGTTCTGTGGGTTTTCATCTACGGGTACATTATTAAAATTTAACATTATGCTTCTCCTTCGCTAGAAGTTTGAGTTGATGGATCGACAAACGTAAGATCGTTGTCGGTTAATGGTGAGCCACTATTCATCTTTTCAATCAATTTTCCAAGATGCGGCTCTTCAAGAGTGTCTAGTCTTCCAGAACGGTCTTTGGCTGGATAGCCCCATTCATTGAGAGGTTGACACACAAACGCCCTGTATTGCCCATGATCACCTGACAGAATAGCCATAGTGATAACTTCATCAACAATTCCGGGCAATTCCCTGCCTGTTTTTGCGCCTTCGATTTGAAGGTTATATTGCTTGCGACCATAATCGTCTGTCACTTCGTCCAAGATACCAACAAAGATCACGTTCTTTGACCGGATGTGTTGGATGTGAGTGAGCCACGACATCATTTCGCGTCCGTGCATTCCATAGACTGCGCGAGTATCGACCTTACCAGAACGCTCAGAACGCGCTTCTGGTTGCTGTAAGCACCACTGAAAGCACAAACGCCCTGCTACGGTGATAGAGTCCACAAACAGCGTATCGTACTTCTGCCACACCTCTGAGGTGTCGCCATACATCTGAGCCACATAATCATAATGCGACTGGCTATACGGTTGATCGTCAGAGAGTGATGGGTTTGCACCACCCAAGAAACACGCGAGGTCACGGCACTCCATCCATGTTCGAGGACGAACAACGTCAATAGGGTGTCCTTCGATAGCGGCATCGCCTGCTTCCAAGTCCATAAACAACGTTGTTGATGGGTTAAGGGTTCGAGCAAGTGTGGTTTTACCCACACCGCTCTGACCACACACCACGATCTTGTGACCTTTTTTCTCAGCCATACGCTGATCGGCTGTAATGATTTGTAGAGTCATTGCTCTAACTCCTCTACTTTGACTGTCCCCACTTGGACAGTGCGACAATCCTCAAGCTCTTCCCTGATTGCAGGAGGAGCCGCTGTGAATTTACGCTCTTCTACAGCGAACGTCAGCTTGCCGTAATGTTGCGCATTCTCTGGAGACATGTTGTTTAACGTGTCACGCAGTTTATCCTGATCCCATGTGACCTTCTTGCCCACAGTGACCTTTAGCCTTTGGTTGCCTTCTGCAATTTGCGCAGTGCCAAAGTCCTTGCCATGCGAACGCAAAATGTCTCGCGCCACTGGTAAGAATGTATCTGATAGTTGTTCTTCAACGTCCTTGAGTTCAATACGCATCTCACTGATAACGTGCTTGAGTTCGTCTCGACGCTCGAATAGCTCACGACTGTTCATGTCGATTCCTTTCCGCTTTGAGTTACTAGAGTCCCAACTATAACCATATGGTGTGGGTTGGTGTCAAGAACTTTTTTTAGAAAGAAATATTTCTATGTCCAGACAAGCCTTCATGAGCTTCTTTTTTAGCTTAAACTCAGGTGTCTCAACACCCTTGGCGTCTTCAACAATCTCATGCCACACGCCATCTTTGTCTTCACGCTTGTAGCGGAAGTCAGCAATGTATGCACATATCTTCTGGTCATTAACGATCAGGTTGTAGCGCACTTGTAGCTCAAGGTCTTTGACCGTTCCTGCCCGTTCGAGTGACTTTATATATAGATACCGCTCAGATTCCCATTTAGAATCAAACTTGATGCCTTGCACAGTTACCTTTTTGTTTCCGTATTTGGGTCTTGACCCACGCCGCTTGGGATTATATACAGGTGAAAAGGTCATTTATGGGAAGGAGACTCCAATGCCAAACCCCGGAAAATATAAATCCGTAGGTGTTTCTATCGACGCTTACGACAAACTGGTTGCCATCGCGGATCATGAGGATCGTGCAATAGGACGACAGCTTGCACGCATGATCGAAGAAACATACGAAAACATTAATCGTAATGTCAAGTCTTCCTACACTCTGCCTGCTAGTTCAGGAATTGGTGGGCTGGCTTCCGTTATCGAAGACTAGAGTAAATCCGCGTTACCCAAGCCACCTAGTAGTGTAGAAGCCACTGCTGGGTTTTCGCGTGCTCTTTCTCTAATCGTTGGATTTGATGCCGGTATAGAAGGCATTTCAGAAACTGGATCAACACTTGGAATCGGAACACTTGTTCGGTTTACACGAGGTGCAGCCGGGGCCGTTCGATCAGATTGAAGTTGATTCCTAAAGTCATTTGCTATTTCAGAAGCTCCTGATTTCATTGAGCTATAAGTATCTACAATTTCTCTGGTGCCTTGTTGTTTGGCAAAAGACGCAGAGGTTTCATTTAAAACTTTTAAAAACACTTGCATTTTACCAGCTTTGGTTTTTTCTTTTGCTGCTTCTTTTCCGTACCTAGCAGCAAAAGATGTATAAAATGGCCCAGTAGATAGAAATTTTCCGACCACACTAAGCCGAGCAAGTGTTCCTATATTCTCTAAAGGATTGGCTGCAATGTTTGCGGCAACAAGATCACCGCCTTCAGCCGATGATCCCAAAACCTTCATGTTTCTTCCAAACAGTGCTATAGAATCAGCTTCGGCTTCAGGGAATAAAGCTCTTAATTTCCCAGACTTTTCAGCTTTTATTAGTCGGTCAGATAAAAGTCTGAATGCCTTTTTGTCTGTCATAAATGTATGTTCGAAATCTCCGATTAGATTTTGCATGTAGTATGACTGTAATTCGGCTAGTTCATCTGGCTTGTTTTGGAAAAACTTTGACAATTTAGTAATGTCATTACCTTTTACAGATGGACTTGCCAGTAAATCTGCCGCTTCTTCTGGCATTAATGATCCAGCGCGAAGTTTTCTAGCAATAGCTGCTTTGTCAAACTGAGCCTTTTCTTGCATTGCGTCTTTAATATTTCGAAGCAAATCAACGCCAGTTTCATTTCCACCCGCATTTAAATAATCATCTATAACGCTTTGATCTACGCGAGTTAAGGACAAAGAATCCATTTGATCTGCGAGCTTTCGAACTTCAGATATTTTAGAGCCGAACAATTCTTCGGCTGTACCACCCAAAGAATCTATTTTTTCTTTTAACTTGCTGCCACTAAACTTTTTAGTAGAATCTAAAGTCGATCCCGATTCGCGCATAGCTCTGCGAAGCCATTCACCAGCGGCTCGTTCGCGTAATGGATCGTAAACCTTGTCACCCAAAACTTCACGAGCATCTTTTAGTAACTTTGGATTGTCTTGTCGAATCAAGTTCTTAAACGCTTGTGAGGGATTTAACTCTTTTCCACCCTTTACTGCTGAGTTTAGGCTTTTTAAACTAGATGCCGAAGAAATTTTTTCAAAACTATTCATGCCTTTTTTAAAAAATTCACGAAGTTTAGGTATTTCATTAGCCACGTTTTTAAAGAGCTTTTTATCCGCGTCTGTTAAATCAATAGCCGCCTTTCTCCTCATCGCGTTATTAACCGACTGCGGAGAGATAAAGTCATCTAACTTACTAAGAAACTTATCTTTCATAAGCTCCACACTGTCAGAGCCGTAATTGCCCATCCAAGTGTCATTCAGAGTCTTTCTAGCTTTATAAACTTGAGTGAAAGATGCGTCATCAGGTAATTGCATAAGCTCCTTTACCGCATCACGAGACTTCCCAAGGTTGCCTGATCCAGCCGCCACTAATCTATCAAGCTCTAATTTAGCATCAGACTTCAATCCACGAGTATTAAAAAGTGCAGTATCACCAACGGCACTATTTGTGAGGTTTTCGAGGTTAGCAAACTTTTCTTTTACCTTGTCATCAAAGGCTTTATACGCGCCAACAAAAGCGTTTTGTATGTCAGCATTTAACAATTCATCCTTATTCGCGGCCTTACCTATTTGAACAGCAATGTCATCCATGTGCTTAATCAAGTTGGTCATTGTGCTTTTTTCTGCCTGTAAGAGAGCAGTGTCTCCT